CTTCGCGCTCCGAAAATCGCACCGTGGCAATCCATGATTCGCCTTCGCGGCGTAAGTTTTCGGCCCGGCCTATAATACCATTAAGACCGCCCCAGCTTGAATGATTGTCCAATACGGGCAGCCCTTTGTCGCCGGCGCGGTCAAGATTACACCCGGCCATGTCCAATACTTCATTATAATACTGTTCATCGTACCACGAGTATCGGCGTACCGGGGTCGGCGTAGCAAAAACCACGTCAATAGTGCGGTCGGCGTCGTTCAGCGTTTCAGGCCGGAACATCGCACGGCTGAAATTTCGGCCGCCGATTAAACCGGTGTTTTTATTTTTGTTTTCCTTTGGCATTTTACCTTAGATATTACCGCAATTTTACGGCTTTATTTTTACTTTTCCAAAATATTTTTTTATCCTTTTACTCGTTATCGTTTTCGGCTTGCGTATTTTCCGGCGGAGCATCAACACGCCCGTCGCAATCTAATTTTAACCCGGCGCCGTCCCATGCTTCCATGTCCTGAGTCATTTCTTTGATTACCTCTTTCGGGTCATAACCCATAGTCCTTACCGCCTCCTGCCAACTGATTAAACCGTTTCGGATTTGCGACATCATGCCCTTGGTTTCTTTAACCGGGTCAATCATTTGGCGCGCCGGCGGTGTCCATGCACAGGTGGCATCCGTGTTAATCTGTCTGCCAAACGCAATCGCGGCGGCATCTACAAACCAGTCGAATACATCCTCGCAGAACATGGGTATCATTAACTGCCATTGTAAATCCTCAACATCGCGGCTAAATTCGAGCCAGCCCATACGGCCGGAACTGAAATTCACGTTTGATAAATCGCCGGTCATGGCCTCATAAGTTACACCGGCACCGGCAGCAATTCCCCGGAGGGTAGTTTTTGAATAATCCGAAAACCCGTCCGCGGCCGGCGGATTGCCGAATGTTACCGTTTGGCTGGGCTTGGTCTTATAAATCATGCCCGGACCAACTCTGTCAGGCAAATCGTCGTCGTCCTGATTCGGGGCGACGACATTACCCACCGGGTCTGAAACAAATGTAGTGAAACAAGCCGCAATTTTTTGACGGGTAAGGGTAGCATCCTCGTACTCGTCAAAATCCCGTAGGCGCAATATTACGGCTGCAAAATGGGGTATTCCGCGAACCTGTCCTGGCCTATCCTCAACATAAATATGCAGCACGTCCGATTCGGGAACGAATGAACTCGTATAATTATATCCGTCCGATGGGTGGCGGTTATACATCCAATACCCTTTCCGTTTTCCGTTCGCGTCAAACTGTACGCCCTGGATTATAAAATCCTGACCGTCGCCGATTGGCATCATGGAGCGCGAAGTATCTATAAATTCAGCCTCGCATACCTGTAATTGAATCGGTACGCCCGATCCATTTTTTGACCGGCGTTTACGAACGAGTACCTCCCCGTCGCGAACAACCGATTTTATGATTTGTTTCTGTATGCCGTAAAAATTCAAACGGCCGTTAAAATCGCAGTTCTTTTTTTTGTCGGCCCAGCGGTCAAATAAAATCTGTAATTCGGGGTCTGAAACGGTGGGTTTAATGCCCCAGCCAACGACATTATTGGCGATTACCTTAATTGAGCGTTTAGCATACGGGTTGTTCCTTTCTAAATCCCTTGAACGGTCGCGCAGCGTTCCCAGCGAGTAAGAAGCCTCCGTATTGGCAGACCCCGGCCCGGTTTTCCAGTTTTTTGTACGCCTCGTGCCCCGACTTGCGCCCTCGAACCCTCTTAACATGGTGGTTGCAGATCGGAATTGCTCCCGTTTAAAGGCCAACTCCGGCGATACAAATTCTATAAATCGGTCTAAAAAATTCATAAATCCTTCGTATATGAGGGGTAAGCGCGGCGTTTTTGGCCTGAATTTAGGCCAAGTTCGGACTCGATTAGGTTTTTGGCCTTGACCATATCGTCGAAGGATTTGTACTCAACCTCTTTGTCGGCGTATTTTACACGCTTTGCGCCGGTAGCTATCGCATCCTTTAGTTTATTTAGGTCGTCTAATGTCCATGCCATGATAGGGCAAATATATAAACATTTCCTGAAACAAAAAACACCCGGCGTTAACCGAGTGTTTCCTGAATGAAGAATATAAACCTTTGCGTTGCGGAAGCCGGACTCGAACCGGCGAACTTCAGGTTATGAGTCTGACGAGATTGCCATCTTCTCCATTCCGCTCTGCAAATATACACAAATTTTAGAAAACAAAAAAGCCCCGAAAATTAATCCGAGGCTTTTCTGCTTAAACCCTAACCCTATGAGAAATACAAATGTAGTGTTTTTGTTTGGATTGACAAAGTTAATTTCGCCAATGCAAAATTCTCTTGTATTTAATTTCGCCGGTCCCCTTATCCCGAAACCAAATGTGCTGATAATACTGACCCGGTAATAATCCTCTCACTTTTACACGGCGCCGGCGCTCACTCCGGTTTGGCCATAATTTAAGTTCGTATTTACTGAATGGGTCAAGCATTCCCGTTCGGTAAATAGCCCTTGATTGATAGCGGTTGTGCTTGTCCAGCGGATTAACGCATACGCCGTTTGAATCGAATTTTTTAACGTATGGAACGTTTCTGATTTCTGCCATAATTATAATTTATTTACGCAAATATACATAAATCTATTTAACCACCAAAATTCCTACCAAAAATCATCATTATTTTTTGGCTTCTTTTTTTCCTTCCGGGCCGTACCACTCATTTTATCGTAGTCGCTTGGCTGCATCCTGTCTATTTGCAGCACCGAAGCCGCCGCCCTCGCATATACACGGCAGTCCAGAGGTTCGTTCCTCTCGAATTTCTTTTCCCATTGGTAGGTTACAAAACCCCGGATTTCTTTCGGAACTAAAACCTCGGCGGTCAACCCCTTAAAATAATCCGGCCCATACTCGGGAAAATGGCAATATCCGTCCGGGACTTCGCCGTTTTCGCCGATTTCCAGCCTCAAAAACCCGTACAGCTCCGACTTCAATACGCTCACCCCGACATGCCATACCAACACGCTCCCCACCTTTTTTCCGTCGAAGGATACATCGACGTGCTTCGGCGGTTTGATAACTTCGGCCTGTTTATCTTGGCCCTTAATCGGGATTACTTTTGTCGGATCGTGCCGGCGGCAAAAATCGTACACGAACTGCGTATTAAATCCACTGTCAACCGCCAGTAATCGCATACCTAACTGAATACCGTCCTCTCGCTGCCATGTTTCGCTAAGTGCTTTTCCGAGTTCGTCCCAAACTTCGCGCTCATTCGTGTTGCCATGTAATACCCGGTAATCAATCGAGTATGCCCGTTTACTTTTGGCCCAGCCCACAATTTCAACCTCAATTCTGTCTTTCTGAACGTCGGCCCCGGCGGTGATGAAACACACATCGGCCGGCGGCTGGTTTGTAAGGTATTTTTCGCGGCGGTTATACAGGTTGTTCCAAGCCGGGGCTTCGCCCTTCTGTGAATACGGGAGCGCTAGAATAGTGTTTATGAATGTTTTTCGTAAATTTTCGTCGTTTGTTTTTTCGATTTTATCCCATTCCTGGGCTATCTGTCCCCAACTCAGCCAACCTACGGGCGAATACAACGAGTTGATGTGATACCCGGCTTTCTTTTTGTCGTGGTGTTCCGCGGTCGGAATCCATTTTCCGCTGAGTAACATATCGGTTTTTTCTTTTTCGTCTATCAATTCATTGCACCCCACGCACTCATATTTTACCGCGTCGTATTTTTCCGGCTCCCACCTTAGCCGGTCGAACAACAAATCCTGCATTTCGCCGCAATTCGGGCACGGTACAAAACGTTTCCGGCGGTCGCTATCTTCATATTCCTTCCAAATTACCGATTGACCCTCAATGGTCGGCGTACTCAGAACGTAAATTTTTTTATTGTCAAACGTATTCGTCCGTTTTTCGGCCAATGCCAGCGGTGAACCTTCGCCGTCAACATCCAGGTCGGCGGCGTCCACCTCATCAAAAATCAAAACCCTAATCGGACG